CAACTTCCGCACCAAGTATCTTGATCGGAGTTTCTATTCTAATAGTTTGAAATCCACCTGATTGTGTAGCTAGTAACTGTTCTACCTCTTTCTTATTCAATGGTTTCTCATCTGGTTTATATGTTCCATCACCACGTTTCTTAGCACCCTCTAATCCAAATGATGCTAATGCTCCCGTAAGCAAACTGGCAGGGAATGTAATATCCTTTGGCTCGTTACTATACCCTGGGATCGTTATGTAATTAAGGGAAACTATAAAACCACTCCAGCCGACAACCACCAAACGAACC